GAAAGAGCATTGTTCGTATCTCCATTTACATGTATATTATAAACTCTACAGTTAATAAAGTCAAATAAATAATACAATAATAAAGGAATTAAATATGTCAATAGCAGGCGCAGGCGCCGCAGCAGCAGCCGGTATAGGTGCAGCAGGTGGTGCAATAAATTTTATGAGTAACATACGATCGGCAACATTACCACGAGCTGGCGAAGTTGCAGGTGATTTAATGAGTGTGTATTCTGTATATAAAGATAGTACAATTGACGATTGGCGAGTAAGAATGACATTACCAACATGGCCAAGTTTTAGGGGTAGTCCAGTATTAAAACCGTTAAAAGATGCAGGCGGTATGATATTTCCATACACTCCGTCAATTCAGCTTAGTAATAGTGCATCGTATTCGGCAATGACACCAGTTCATTCAAATTTTAAATTTAATACATATCAGCATAGTGATCCTGGTACAATTACTATTACTGCTCCGATGAATGTTGAAGATAATGCACAAGCGTTGTATTGGATTGCTGCATTACATTATTTCAGGGCAATGACAAAGATGTTTTCAGGTAACGATCCAAAAGCAGGTAACCCGCCGCCAATTGTGCAGCTAAATGGGTACGGGAGTTATGTGTTTAATAATGTTCCGGTTGTAGTAACTAGTTTTAGTACAAATTTAAATGCAGAATGTGATTACATTCCGGTTCAAACTAACACAAGTATTGCTGGCGCAGTTGCTTCGGCTGCAGGAGGGATAGGTGCTATTGCAGGAGCAGTTGGTGGTGCATTTGGTGTATCAAAAGTAACTGATAAAATAACTGACATTACAGATGGAATTTCATCTGTAGCAACTATGGCTAATTCTTTAGGGTTTGGCGGATCAATGGGCGGCGGAACTGCATATGTACCAACTAAAAGTACATTCACTGTAAATTTAACACCTATGTATAGTAGAACAAGTGCTCGCAAATTTAGCTTAGACAACTTTGTTGCAGGCGGGTATCTTAACAATAGTTTTGGATATGTTTAATGGCACAATATAATAATAGAAGTCCTTGGTTTAAAACACTAATTACACAAGATTACTTAGATATTTTAAAAATTCGGCCAGTTGCGGCAGAATATTCAGATTACCTTTATACAATTGAATCGCAATATACACATCGTCCGGATTTGTTAGCATTTGATTTATATAATGATGCTGCATTATGGTGGGTTTTTATACAGCGCAATTTAGATGTATTACAAGATCCAATTTTTGATTTTGTGCCAGGTACAAAAATCTACATTCCGCAACTTAGTAAATTAAAAAATTCATTAGGTATATAATATGACAGATTCAGCAACAACATTAGTCGGTAGTGCAGCATCTAGTATAGCATCTACAGTGTCAGAGTTTGCATCAAGCATAGCAACTGCATTTAAATCAGTCGGTGATATCCAAATTCCGCTGCCAAATGTATTACATGACTATGCAAGTTATGATTACATCTTAGGTATTGCAGTGTTAAGCGATGCTGATCTTCAAAACCCTAATAGATACATGTCTTACAAAGGGTTAAAGTTAATTTGTAAATCTGCAAATGCTGATCCAAGCAATCGAGTTAAGACTGACTATGGAACATTTGATTTTTTCATTGATAATTTAGTAATTGATGCAGTAATTGGGCATGAGCGTGGAAACGTTACTAATTCAACAAATATTTCATTTACTATTAATGAACCGTATAGTATGGGAATTTTTCCGATGGCCTGTCAACAGGCGGCATGGGAAGCCGGCCATCAAAACTGGAGAGTAGCACCGTTTGTTTTAACTATTGAATTTCGTGGTAATGACGAACTAGGAATGATGTCATTAATTCCTACAACAACTAGATTCATACCGTTTAGATTTATAAATTTAAGTATGAATGTAAATCAAGATGGTGCAGTGTACCAAGTAACTGGAATGATATGGAATGATCAAGGTCATAATGTAAGAAACTCAACGTTAAAAACGGATGTGTCTGTTAAAGGGTCAACTGTTCAAGAAGTGTTACAAACTGGTGAAAAAAGTTTGCAAGCAGTATGGAATAAAAGATTACAGCAGCTTAAAACAGATAAGGTTATTGATGTGCCAGATGAAATAATAATTTTATTCCCAACTAATATTACAACAAGTGAAGATGATGGAGGCAGCAGCGGCGATAGTGCAACTACTGGCTCTGCAGCAGATTCAAAAACAATTTACACTAATTTAGGTACAACTACTAAAGATGTAGTAGTTGATGCAGACAACAATAAAATACAAATTCAAGTTCAAGATATTAAAGACGTTAACTTAATTGGAAAAGCAAAGATTGGTGTAGGTACTAATAAGTTTGCAAGTGCGCCTTACGGCAACGACAACGCGATTTATAATCCTGATTTAAAAGTTAATGTACGAGCAGAAAATACGCCAAAGTTAGATGAGAGTGATTTTAGATTTAGACAAGACACCTCGCTAACAAATGCAATTAACCAAGTGTTATTGCAAAGTGATTATCCAAAAGGTGCGTTTAATCCAGATTCGTTATCAGCAGAAGGATACGTAAAATGGTGGAGAATTGATATTCAAGTGTATAATGTATCAACTGATGCAACATATTCTCAAACTGGTCGTAAACCTATAATTATAGTATACCGAGTAATCCCGTATAATGTTCATAACAGTTCTGCGCCAACTGGAACAAATCAACCAGCAGTTGGTTTTGATGAATTACGCAAGAAGACCGTAAAAGAATACAATTATTTGTATACTGGTAAGAATGTAGACGTAATATCGTTTGAAATTAAATTAGAAAATAGTTTTGCAGCTACTATGGGCGCTGACGCAGGAAAACGATCACAGGATATTAGAACTGCACAAGAGAATGATGCAGAAGAGCCAAAAGCAAATACATTAGCATTAAAAGGTGCTAAACCTCAAAAAACAGGACATCCGGCTGTTATTGATTATGGCGGATTACTTTCTAATTCTGAAAATTTAGGTGGCGGCCCTGCTGATACTATTGAAACTCGTGCTGCTAGAATTTTTCATGATAATGTTACTAGAGGGTCTGACATGTTAATGTTAGATATGGAAATAGTAGGAGATCCATTTTTTATTGCACAAAGTGGAACTGGAACTTATACCGCTGCACAATCTCAATTTCAAGGTTTAAATACTGATGGTACGGTAAACTACCAAACTGGTGAAGTAAACGTAATAGTTAATTTTAGAACCCCAATTGACGTCGACCAAACTACTGGAATGTATCAATTTGCACCAGAGGTGCCGTCGTCACCGTTGCTGCTATATAGTGGATTATTTAGAGTAAACACGCTTACTAGTTATTTTAAAAACGGATCATTTACACAGAGGTTACATGGAAATAGATTACCAGGACAAGAAAATACAAGCGAGCCATCTAAAGATGGATTGTTTAATTTGGGACAGCTTACAAAAGATGGGTTGGCTGCAATTGGCGGGTTTTTTGGAATTTAACAATGGCAGATAATACAAAAGACGTTTCACGTTCGTCAGAACCGGCTAGTACTCCAGGACCGTACCTTGCAAAAGTTATTAGTCATTTAGACCCGACATATATGGGAGGGTTAGAAGTTGAATTATTAAGAGCATCAGGTAACGATCATTCAGAAGGGCAATTGCATCAAGTAAAATACCTAAGTCCGTTTTGCGGCGCAACTGGAGTTGAGCAGGTCGGAAAAGATCCAAATGATTATAATAATACACAAAAAAGTTATGGAATGTGGATGGTTCCACCAGATCCGGGTTGTACAGTAGTTGTTATTTTTATTGATGGCGATCCTAAACGCGGTTTTTGGATTGGCTGCGTACAAGATGAAAACATGAATTTTATGACGCCAGGTATAGCAAGTACTGAAAACACTATTATTGAAGAAAAGTACAAAAATACTATTAAGAACGGTTCTAGGGTACCAGTTGCAGAATATAATAAACAGATCAATAAAGAAACATCTGACCCAACTAAATTTAAAAAACCAGTACATCCGTTTGCTGCAGTTTTAGTAACAAGCGGGTTAGACAAAGACGATACTCGAGGCATAACAACTAGTAGTGCTAGACGAGAAACTCCTAGTATGGTATTTGGAATATCAACACCTGGCCCAATTGATAAGCAAAATGGTGCAAAACAAGGTACTATTGGAAAGAAAGAGCATGCAATTAAGAATGCGTATGTAAGCAGGTTAGGTGGTTCAACGTTTGTAATGGACGACGGTGATGACAAGTTTGTTAGAGAAAAGAAACCATCAGAAGCAGGACCTAACTATATTCCTGTTGAACAGGGTAAAACTGCAAAAGATCATACCATGCCGCATAACGAATTAGTTCGAATTAGGACTAGAACCGGACATCAAATTTTATTACATAACAGTGAAGATTTAATTTAC